CACGACACCTCTGGCGTACTCATCGGCCAGCAGTCGATCATTGTTGGCGATGCCAACCTGATTGATCCTCCCCGTGGAGGCGGCGGTGGCGGTGGGGTGGCAGCAGCCCCCCGCAGTAAAAAGAAGGTACGCACCTCCTACGTACAGAACACAGCCAAGCAAAGCCTGTACGCTTTGCTCCAGCAGCTCGACGCCGAGCGTCAAGCTGAGGTGGCACAGATTGTACAGCCTCTCACTACACTACAGCAGCCAGAAGCCAAGCGCATAGCCGCTACGGTAGAGGCGCGGAGCACTGAACTAGATAGCGTCAAGCAGCTTTACTCAGAGATAGAGAAGCTGGAGCAGGACCTTAAGCAGCGCCGAGACAGTGAGCAGGAACGTATTGCGCTGCGTAAAATGTCGCTCGAGTTGCGTCAACTTATTATTGAAGAAGACGAGCTGGTCGAGGCTTACTCAGCCGCCATGGCTGCAGACGCTTTGGCGCTGCTTGCAGTTGTTGGGGTCAGGATTTAGGAGAGACCGTGGATAATCAAGAATTGTTTGAGCGTGCTGGGTTTGGTAAAGAAGTTGAACTTTTTTGGGGTTCTGGTGTGGGCCAATACTTGCGCAACCGTGCGCAGGAGTGTTATAGTGAGGCCATCCAAAGCCTAAAGTCTGTAGACCCAACCGACACCCGCGCAGTGATGAAAGCTCAGAACGAAGCCCGAGTGGCTGAGATGTTTGAGCAGTGGCTTTCACAAGCTGTGTTGGACGGACTCAAGGCGCTTGAGCTTTTAGAAGGAGAAGAGTCAGATGAATGAAGACGAAGTCAATCAGTCTAGTGACGAACAAGACGTCATTGGGTCATCTAATGATGACCGTGTCGCTCGTCTGAACGCTATTGCTGATCAGACGGATGCTGGACGCGCTGATGAGTTCGCCAACGTCAATGACGACGGGTCTACTGAGCCGTATGCTGTAGAGTCTGCGCAAGTCGAGACAGACGACACCACGGACTCCGCAGAGGAGCAGTCCGCTGCTGGTGATGAGGACACTGTCCCCACCAGCACTGAGCCCAAGCGTTATCGCATTAAGGTCAATGGCAAAGAGCTCGAGCTGACCGAGGCTCAGTTGATCGAACGCGCACAAAAGATTGAAGCTGCTGACGAGTACCTCCGCCAAGCAGCAGAAGCCCGCCGCAAGCTGGAGCAAATTGCCCGGCCTGAGGTTGATGAAGCTGAAATTCGGCGTCGCCAAGACGAAGAAGATCGAGCGCTTGTCCGCGCTATACAAGTGGGCACAGAAGAAGAGGCCACTGTCGCGTTGCGTAAGCTGCGCGAACAGACGAGTGCTCGTCCATCCCTCAGTAGGGACGACGTCTCCCGCACTATCGACGAACGCCTTGCCTTTAACCAAGCCATCGAAAAGTTCAGTTCCGAGTACAACGATGTTTGGTCTGACCCCATTCTGAAGAAGATTGCCCTTGACAGGGATGCACAACTTCTTAAGGAAGGTGACCAACGCTCGTACTGGGAACGGTACTCCACGATTGGCGAGGAAATTCGCACTTGGAAGCAATCTATCGCTCCGGCTCCTAAGCCAGCCGAGACAACGATGGCTACCAAGGCAGAGCGTAAGGCCTCAGCCCCCAAGGTTCCGACAGCGACGGCTTCCGTCAAGTCGAAGCCTGTAAAGGTTGAGGAAGATGATGTGGATGATTCCCCGAGTTCCGTTATTGCCTCCATGGCACAGCGGCGCGGGGGTCCTCAGTGGATGAGAAGCTAAAGGAGTAGAATCATGGCCGGACAAGTCTGGGCAGTCAACTCGCTGGGCGGCTTTATGTACAGCCGTCAGCTGAGTAACGTGCTGCGTATGGCGGTGCAACCGCTGGTGAAGTTTCGTCAGTTCGCTGACGTACGCGACGCCTCGCAGCAAGGTAAGAAGAAGGGTGACATCTTTACGTGGGACGTCTTCTCTGACGTTGCTACGGCAGGTGGTAACTTGGTGGAAACCAACACCATGCCCGAAACCAACTTCACGATCACTCAGGGTACCCTGACGATTAGTGAGGCTGGCAACAGCGTGCCGTACTCGGGTAAGTTGGACAACCTGTCCAAGTTCCCCGTTATGGAACTGATTCAGAAGGTGTTGAAGAACGATGCTGTCAAGTCGTTTGACCGGCTTGCTTGGTATCAGTTCAATCAGACGCCGCTGCGTGTCATCCCAACCGGGGGCACTGACACCGCCGCCGTCACCCTGTACACCAACGGTACGGTGACTGGGACCAACCAAATCGCGTTCAACAACAGCCACGCCAAGGCTATCGTTGACACGATGAAGGAGCGCAATATTCCCGCCTACATTGGCGACGACTACTACGCTCTGGCTTGGCCCACCACGCTGCGCACGTTCAAGAACAACCTTGAGACCATCCACCAGTACAGTGAGACTGGCTTCAAGCTGATCATGAACGGCGAGATCGGCCGCTATGAAAATGTCCGCTACGTCGAGCAGACCAACATCGTTAAGGGCATCAGCACTGATGGCTTGAACGGCACCGCTTGGACTGGTGGCGACAGCGACTGGATCTTCTTTTTCGGCAACGACACGGTGGCAGAAGCTATCGCAGTTCCTGAAGAAATGCGTGGCAAGATCCCCAGCGATTATGGTCGCAGCAAGGGCGTCGCTTGGTACTACCTGGGCGGCTTTGGTATCGTTCACACGCTGGCGTCTAACGCCCGCATTGTGAAGTGGGACTCTCAAGCCTGATAGGAGGACTACATCATGACACAAGTTTCTGTTGCATACGACCACCCGGCAAGCGTTGCGCGCATGTCGCATGGGTTTGGTCAAAACACGGCGGGTGCAAGTACGAACTTTGGCAAGTTCGTGGCCTTCACTAACCTGAAGGTTTTTGCGGTTCAGGCGGCTTCGCTGACGGCGGGCACCAGCACGCAGACTGCGTGGAATGGTACCGGCACGCAAGTTGCGATCAACGCAGATCAGTTTAGTCTGATTCATGTGTTTGGTCGTAACGGCGCGGCAACCTCTACCGCGACGCACGGTCCGTTTGCGTTGTCGTTTGGCACGGGCACCGGAACCATGACTGCTGGCGTGTTTACCCGCATCCAGCTTTCTGGAACCGGCACCACGGGCAACGTGCAGGCTGGCACCAACACGGCAGAGGGCGGCATTGACGTCTTCGCTGGTGATACGGTGCACATCCTTCGCGGTACCGACGCCACGGCAATCAGCGCATTCGCCATCGAGTATGGTCTTGCGTACGATGCCAACCTCACCAAGCCCGCCTAAGTAGGAGAACTGAAATGGCAATGGAAAAGGAAATGGTCGGTTTCCAGACCTCTGGTTACATCGACAAGAAGGGCACGCCCGACGGCGAGATGACCAAGTTCAATGTCATGCCTCCGGGCTACGACATTAGCAATCAGCCCATGGCTGATATTCGCGACATGCGAATGGTCAAACTGGTGGATGTTTCGTACCCTGGCGATGGGTACTAAGCACTCGGTGCGTTAGACTATAAAGGGGGCTGCGTGCCCCCTTTATTCCCATGGAGATTCAACAAATGCTGTTCCTTCAAGAGAAAAACAATCAGCTCACGGTGACTGGCCGCGCTGACGGAGGCGAGGCCTGGGCAGACGCTGCCAGTGCCCGCCGCACCCCCACTGACACCGCACAGTACTCGTACCAAGCGCCACCCGACTGCATGTTTGAGCAGCCCGGTACAGTCACAGAAATGGACATGGGCTACCGCAAGCTGCGCATGAATGGTCTGGAGGGTGTGGTGGTTGACATTGACCCCGGCCAGCCGGAGTACATTGTTCCCCGTAACAACACGATGTCGAGGATGTAAAGTGAAGTTGGACAGGACTAAGCCTTTTGCAACTATCGTCGGACACAGGGTAGCCAAGTTTGAACAAAACGGGCTGCTGTTCAATGTTCGTGGAGAGCTTGTTGATCCCCCCAAGGCGGCTCCCGTCCAACACGACTTGGTCATTGAGACTGATCAGGTAGACAGCGGGCGGCTCTTTCTGCTCAACATTTTGAAGGGCGGTCCGTTGTCTAAGTCTGCCATATACAAAATCTCTGAGGAAAATAACCAGTCCTGGGATTCTGTCAACAAGGCAGCAGCCTTGCTTGGGGTGGTAAAATTTTCGTACAATAAGGCAACCATGTGGAAGTTGCCTGAGGAAGTTGGAGCTCTGTAACTATGGTTTGGTCTGCCAGTGCGCCGTACAAGGCTGAGTCTAAGAAGGTTATTTGGGAGGTTGCTCCCTACTTGCGGGGCCGTGGCCTAGACATTGGTGCAGGCGACTTTAAGGTGCTGCCCCACGCCATTAGCGTGGATAATATGCACCACGCGCAGTTCGGTTTTAGTGTACGGCCAGACATCATGTGTGAGGACGCTACCAAACTGGACATGTTTGCAAGTCAGAGCATGGACTTCGCGTACAGCAGCCACACTCTGGAGCACATTGCAGACTACGGCGCAGCACTCAAGGAGTGGTTCCGCGTAGTCAAGCAGGGCGGGTACCTGATTTTGTACCTGCCTGACGAGGACGAGTATCCCAAAGTTGGAGAGCCCGGTGCCAACCCCGACCACAAGTGGAACGTGAATTACGACCGTGTAGTTGACGCCATGCGCCTCGTTGGTTCGTGGGACTTGGTGGACTTCCAAAAACGCAACGAAAACGACGAGTACAGTCTACTTTTCATATTCAAGAAGCTATGAAAAAGTCTGAAAAGCCAGTGTGGGAAGTGCCCCGCCGCAAGGACCTTGGCCCATCCAAGCCCTTGACGTCTGAGCAGAAAGCTAAGGCCAAGCGCACGGCCAAAGCAGCAGGCAGGCCGTACCCCAATCTTGTCGACAATATGAATGCAGCAAAGGAGAAGAAACGTGCCTAAGCAGCAGTATTGGATTGGTGAAGCCATTGAGCGCCCCGGCGCTCTGCGCAAGTCGCTTGGCATCAAGCGCGGTGAGAATATTCCTCAAGAGGAACTGGCTGCCGCAGCTAAGAAGCCTGGGAAAATGGGCCAGCGTGCCCGCCTTGCTCAGACCCTTGACGTTATGAGGAAGAAGCGTGGCGGTTAAGAAAGCCGACATGGCGTGCAACAAGCCTCAACGCACGCCGGGGCACCCCACCAAGAGCCACGTGGTAAAGGCGTGCTGGGACGGCAAAGAGAAGGTCATTCGCTTTGGGCAGCAGGGCGTTAGCGGCAGCCCAAAGAAAGAGGGCGAGTCTGAAGCCGAGCGCAAGCGCCGTGAGTCGTTCAAGGCGCGGCATGCTAAGAACATTGCCAAGGGTAAAGAGTCTCCAGCATATTGGGCAGATAGGGTGAAGTGGTGAGCAACAAATACACGCACAGATTCAGCTACAAGAACGACAAGCCTGCAAAGACTGCTTGTGTGGTGCGCTACGGCGCATTTGGTGATTTGATGCAGGCCAGCAGCGTGTGGGCTGGGCTTAAGAAAGAGGGCTATCACGTCACGTTATTCTCCAGCTTGCCGGGGGCTGACGTTGTATTGCACGACCCCAACATTGACAACTTGGTGCTCTTCGATAAGGACCAAGTGCCCAACGGTAACTTGATAGACTTCTGGAACTGGCAGAAAAAGAAGTTTGACAAGTGGGTGAACCTCAGCGAGTCGGTGGAGGGTACGCTGCTCGGCATGCAGGGCCGCACGGTGGCACTGTACCCCCCGCAGGTCCGCCATAGCTTGATGAACAGAAACTACGTAGAGTTTCAGCACGCCATTGCAGAAATTCCGTACGTTCTGGACTCTCACTTCTACCCCACCCCGGATGAAGTTAAGTGGGCCAAGCGAGAGCGTGCCAAGCTGGGTGAGGGGCCGGTGGTGGTGTGGTCCTTGGCCGGGAGCAGCGTACACAAGACCTGGGCTGGCTTAGACAATGTGCTGGCTAGTATTCTTGTAGAGTTCCCCACTGCACGCGTAGTGCTCACTGGTGGGCATGACTGTGTGTTGCTGGAAGCTGGCTGGGAGAATGAGCAGCGCATCCTCAAAAAGTCTGGTGTTTGGTCTATCCGAGAGACCCTCAGCTTCTGTCAAGAGGCTGACCTAGTTATCGGGCCCGAGACAGGTGTGCTCAACGCCATGGCGTGTGAGCCAATGGCAAAGGTGGTATTCCTGTCCCACAGCACGCACGAGAACTTGACACGTGACTGGGTCAACACCATTCCCCTGTGGAGCGAGAACACCACGTGCGCAGGCCGGGGTGCCAATGCGGCCCCAGCATGCCATCTGCTGCACTACAACTGGACAGCCTGCACCCGTGATGATGAAAGCGGCACTGCACAGTGCCAAAAGGACATCACGATTGGTCAAGCCTGGGGTGCCGTGTACAATGTGCTGCGTGACTGCGTAACAGCAAAACGAGAAGCGGCGTAACCCCATGGCGACTAGCGGCATCTACTCCTTTGGAGTCACAAAGTATGAGATAGTGCGGCAAGCTATGCTGAACATCGGCAAGCTGGACCCCGCTGAGCAGCCCACCGCTGATGAAATGAGCGACTGCACACTCATGCTCAACATGATGTGCAAGCAGTGGATGGGGAAAACTGACTTTGCCCCCGGCCTCAAGGTGTGGACGCGCAAGCGGGGGCACCTGCTGCTGAGCAATAGTACGGGCACGTATACCATCGGCCCCAGTGCACAGGGCTGGACCAATGACCTCAGCAGCACCACAACCACTGCGTCGGCTGCGGCAGCCGCTACGGCGATTGTTGTTGCCAGCGCCACGGGTATTTCCACAGCAAGTACGATAGCTCTGTATCTGGACAGCGGTGCCCTGTACTACTCCGGCGTGAGCAGCGTGGTGGGCACCACCGTCAACTTGACTATCGCACTCCCCAGCAGCGCGGCCAGCGGCAACCCGGTGTTTTTCTACAATGTGGCGGCTCAAAATCCAAAAGATGTTGAAACCGCCATCCTGCGCGACATCAATAATACGGACACCCCCCTGGACCTCATGACGGTACAGGACTACGACTACCTGCCCAACAAGGCAGACCCTTTGTACTCGGGCGACCCAACCGCCATCTACTTTGAGCGTGGGCTTGGTACTTCTAGGGTGTATACGGATGTTGGCAGTGCTGGAGATACGCGCAGCCACATCGTAATTACGTATCAAGAGCCCATTCAAGACATGACCGTAAACGCGGATAACCCATACTATCCGCAGGAGTGGTACTTGGCGCTGTGCTGGGGCTTGAGCGAGCAGATTGCCCCTATGTTCAAGGCTCAGTGGTCTCCTAAGATGGAGGGACTGAAAAACACCGCGTTGTTGATTGCGCGGCAGGGCGACGCAGAGCGGTCTACAATGTACTTCCAACCTGGAGAAGACTAGCGTGCGTACCATACCGCTGTTCGGTACTGGTATCCGCGCAATATCGGACATCGTAACCCGCCAACGGCGGGTGAACTGTCTTTACGATATTCGCAAAGACCAAGACCGTTCCGCTGTGGTGCTGCTGGGCACTCCTGGCAGTGTGGTGTGGGCTACGCTGCCCAAGTCCCCCGTGCGGGGGTGGCACGTAATCGGCACTACCATGTATGTGGTGGCAGGTGACACTCTGTACTCAGTGACTCCAGCGGGGGTGTACACAGCGCTAGCTACGGGAGTTTCCGGTGGCAGCGGGCACGTTGAGATTGCAGACAACAGTATCCAGCTAATCATTGTCACGGGCGGCACGGGCTACGTCTATACGGTGGCGTCCGGTACGCTTACCGCCATCACGTCCACGTTCTTCCCCGTTGGGGCATCTTCCGTAATTTTCCTCAATGGGCGCTTTGTCGTCAACAAGCCCAACACGCGGGAGTTTTACGTCAGTGCGCTGTTGGATGGGTTGAACTGGACCTACCTTGGCTCGCTGCCCATTACCGGCACTAAGGAAAACAGCAGCGACCTACTGGTGCGCGTAGGCAACTTGAACGGTGCGCTGGTGTTGTGGGGTCAGCAGTCCATTGAATTTTGGCAGGACGTAGGCTCACTACCCCTGCCCTACCAGCGCATCAATGGTGCCACGCAGAGCTGGGGTCTGGCTGCTGATCTTTCTACTGTTGAGGTGAGCAACACCTATGTCTTCCTCGGCTACGCGCCGGATGGCGGTATTTCAGTAATCAGGTTGAACGGATTTATTCCTGAGGAAATTAGCGACTCTGACCTCAACACGCTGTTCTCATCTTTCAGTCGTGTGGATGATGCGGTGGCGTTCACGTACAGTGTATATGGGCACCCCATCTATCAGATTACATTCCCCACAGAGAATAGGTCATTTGCCTACGATACAAGGACTGCCATTTGGCACGAGGCACAGACTGGTGTAGCAGAGACAGCCCGCCACTTTGCGCAGTACGGGGTGACGTTTAATGGTCGCAACTACGTTACAGATGAGACAACGGGCCGTATCTACGAGCTGAGCATAGACACCTACACGGATAATGGCACCGCCATTAAGCGGCAGGTTGTCACACGCCACGTTCGTAATCAAGAGAATGAGTTTACAATTTCTGAGCTTTTCCTTGATTTTGAGACTGGCGTTGGCCTCAGTGGCACAGTGCCCACACCGGGCGTTGATCCGCAAGTGGTGTTGCGCATCTCCCGCAATGGGGGACACGTTTTTGGCAATGAGCGCTGGGTGCCTCTGGGCAAGCTGGGAGAGTTCAATGCCCGTGTTGTTCTGCGCAGGTTGGGCTCAGCACGAGACTTTGTTGTAGAGATAACGCTTACAGACCCAGTCAAGTTTGTGCTGGCTTCCGGTAGCGTAGACATTGAGGGTGGAGATGATTAGCCCACCACCGCTACAAATCCCCATTACCACTCCACAGGGTGGATTAACTAACGCATGGCTTGCGTGGTTTGATCAGTTGCGGAATCTTGTAGCTGCTTCTGAGGGTCAGGAAGAGATTGGTCCAAACCCCATCAGTGCTCTAACATCTTTATCTGCTGCGCTGTTAGCTGCCCTACAAGAGTTACAGACGCTCCCCCTACCACAGGTTGATGAACTTGACAAACGCATTCAGGCATTGGAGTGTTCGCCGCCACCTCGTGAGTTCAAACTCTCGCGGTACGGCTCGTTCTATGACACCACAACGCAATCGGCGCTGGTAATCAACACGGCCACGAAGATCACATTCAACACCACGGACTTGTCATCCGGTGTCTACATCGGATCCCCAACGTCACGGGTCTACGTGGACACTGACGGAATCTACAACTTCCAAACATCCATCCAGTTAGACAGCACTGTAGCAACGGTACAGGAGTTCTATCTGTGGTTTGCATTGAATGGTGCAGATGTCACAAACTCCGCGTCGCAGGTTCGCGTTCAAGGCAACAATGCCGAGGTGTTCGTCGCACTGAACTACTTTTTCACCCTCAAGACCGGCGACTACGTTGAGCTGGTCTTCTCGGTCAGCAACCTTGGCGTGCAACTGCTGG